GTAATCTGCGAGAACGCCCCAATCGGACGATAGCCGTTCGTTGACGGGTAAGCGCCGTCCGCGACCTGCATCGCGCCCTCGTGGTCTGCATTGTCCGGAGCGAATGGCCCGAACGTGATTTTAGCTTCTGTCAATTCCAGTCTCCAGAAGCCGCATCCTGATCCGCCCACGCCGCCCCAGCGTTGGGCAATTGCGCCCACGTCACCGTGGCAGCAGCGGGCGTTGACCATGCAGAGCCAGCATTTGCGGTTTCGAGCCAATCGGGCGCGACCGGCAATTCCTGCCACCACCCCGGTGTGCGCCATGCCACCCCGGTCGCGGCAATCGAAACGTCGAGGGTAATCCCGACACTGCCGCGAACGCTGACAGCGCCAGACGCCTCGCCAGCGATAGAAACAACCGGAGAGGCCGAAGCCCCAACAATTGCGTACCCCGAAGACGGGGCCGTAATCGAAACGGCATTGATAGCAGAGCCCGTAACAAGGACACCGCCAGTTGACGCAACGCTAAAGCTTACAATTACACTTGCCGTTGCCTCTGTAGCGCCCGCAAGGGCGAGAAGCAGACCCACGGATTATTCCCAGCCGTACAATGGCTGCCAGACGAAATTGATAGTCTGCGAAGCCGTAGCCGTGCCGACGAGAAACTTGCCGACAAGCTGGACGAACTCGCCGGGGTTGACGAAAATCGGCGTGTCGCCAAAGTCCACCACGATAGGCCCGCCCTGTGGACCAGCGCCAATCGCAGCAGCAACAGGCCACGTCATGTAGCCCAGCGCAACACGCCGGGGTGCCTTGGTCGTAGCCGCTTCCGCCGTAGCAAGGGAAACTGCGGTATGACCGAAGGCAAGGCTGAATTGCAGCGTCGTAGCAGTCGTTGCGACAGCCGCACCCGTATTCACCGCATCAATCTTGATACCGCGAATAACCAGCCTGCGCCCCTGGACGTTAGCCGTGCCAGCCGGAACCTGATAGCTGCCCCAAATGCCGTCAGTCGCAGCCGCGACCGCAGCCGTGACAGACCCCTGCCCGCCAAGACCGCCCGGAAGGTTGGCCGTCAGCACAGTATTCGAAGGCGCAGCCGCAGTCGGGTTGGTCGAGTTCACATAGGTCGCAAGCGATCCCATCGTGCCGCCCGATAGGCCCTGATACGAGCCATAGACCCGCTGCCCGAGAATGGAGGCCGTCTGCGCGATATTCGGGCCGCCGACCGAGATAGTATAATCGTTGAGAACGAACGACAGCGCCGCACCCGCCGCACCGCCGGTAATGGCATGGCGGACAGAGAACGGCAGCGACGAAGACATGCAAGGCTGCCCCTGCCCGTCTGGCGTCTCAATCGAGCCATACAGCACGCCGTCAATCCAGAACTCAACCTCGCGCTCGTGTATAGCAATGATGAACTGATATTTACGGTTGTTCGTATAGGTGAAATCGAAGGTTGATGTCGTCGTCTCAGACCCATTCGAGTTGCTAACGCCGAACATGCCCGACGAATTCAGCCGGAAATACACGCCATCACCCGGCGCAAACGGGTTCGACGTGGCAGGACGATGCATGCCGAAGTCAATAATGGTGTTCGTCGTGGGCGCAGCCGTGAAAGAACCTTCCACCTCGCAATAAAGCTGCGACACGCCAAGAATCGGAAACTCAGCATAGGTTGTGAACGATGCGCCGGTCGTGGTCGTGGTAATATTGGCGCTGTTCGTGGTCAGGCCCGCAGCCGTCCACCCGAGCGTCATCGTCGTATTGCGGTAGATGTGCTTGCCGGTATTCTGCGCGGTATAGTTGAACGTCTCGCAATCGAACAAGGCTTCATGCGCAATGCGAATGCGGGAATCGTCGTCAGTCTCAGGCGATTGCAGGTAAGGCGTGCCGATCTTGGTCCCGCTATCGTTCTCGGAGAACATGCGGACAGCGCCAACGTCTGCGGGCGTGCTTCCCGTAGGAAGCTTGACCTTTAGTTCATTGCTGGCCGTTACCTCTGCGACATTGCCAGAGGTATTGCCTTCAATCCTGAATCCAGCCATTTTCTAAACCCATACCCAATGCACTTTGAAGGTGCCAGAAAGACGGAACTCGCTGCTTCCCGTGATGGTGAAGCCCGTTCCATCAACAATGCTTCCGCAACTCAGGCGGATCGGCGCGATGCTGTGCTCGAAAGCGTTATGCTCTGCGGTCGTGTCGCCCTGTAGCCATGCGTCCGCGTGCGAAGTCGAGGCAATCGCCGCCTGCCCGGTCACATCGACCGTCACGACATTGGTGCCGGGCGCGGCCCCAAAATCGAGTACAGCCGTTCCCGTTGCCGACATCAGCTATTCCCAGCCGCCAGCGTGAATGCGTTAATCGAAACCTGCTGCCCGATGCTGATAACGGGATTATCGAGCGTCATATCGCCACCGCCGCCCGTTGCCGTCACAGTGCCCTGCATATGAGCCGTTGTGCCGTCGCTCTCATACACCCGGTAATGCCCAGCCGTGCCACTCGCATCAGCCGCAGTATCTTCCCACGTCCCGAGCTTCGTCTTGGAACCAGAGGACGCAGCAGCCAGCCAGTCGGACGGAAGCGTAATCGTCACAAGCACCGTGCCACTGTCCGCCGTCGCAACGTCGGCAGGCGGCGAACCCGTGCGGATCTTCAACACGGGCGCGGTGCCAATCGTCGCCTCAATGACATCGGCCACCGCGTTGCGTACTGCTGTAGAAAGCTGGACAGACATGCGGATTCCTAAGCCAGAAGGCCCCACGTATGCAGGGCGGTCGGGTTGATGTCGGAGGACAGGCCGCCACGATCCGGGCGGGCGGGATATGCGGAAAGAACCTTGTCCAGCGCGTCGCTGAAATACGCCGCGTGGACCTGGGAAAGCGCCTCATCAAGGTAATGCTGATATGCATGGGCAAGCACGCCGTGCCAGTAGACATCGGGGTGCGACACCATGACCCAATTCGAAGTATTAACGGTCGTCAGGGGCGGTATTTTCGTCCACCACGTCATGACCGCAGAATAGGACGTATCCGGTGTCGGATAGACCTGGATCTGGCTCCCGATCAGTGCGTAATATTGCGGCTGCCCTTCCGTGTCATCGGCGGACAACTTCGCCGCGATGCTCTGCGCCGTAGTGGGCAGCACCTCAGCCCCGTTAATCATCAGGCATTCGACATCAAGCAAGCTCGCAGGCTGCGAGATAAGATCGCTGTCAATCGTGGTCGTGGAAATCGTCTGTTGCGGACGAACGGGATCGAGCGCGAGACGGCGATTAATCTCTGCCTCAGCCAACGAAAGCCACATCGGAAAGGGCGTGGTAATGTCAGCTTCTAGCCGCATCAGCCTGTCCGCCACCTGCTCGCGCAAGTCCGTGAACGTGGAGATTGGCGACAATGACGAGAGCGGAAGTGCGACAGTCATACGCCACCCCTGAAAAGAAAGGGGAGAGCCGAAGCCCTCCCCTCGTTACAGTTACGCGGTGCCGCTAAGGCGGGTCGCAAGACGCGGATCAATCGCCTTGACACCATAGAGGATGTCGAGACGCCAAGCCGACGTGTCCGAAGTCCCGGTGTAGTACGGGATGATACGAACCGACGTGCCCTTGTAGGACTGACGCGACACGCTGACAGCACCCGGAGGCGCAATCATCGGGACCATCGCCAGAGCGAACGCGTTCTTGTGGAACACGAGGTTCTGACGGTAGCCAGTGCCACCAGTGCCAAGCACGGTGATAGCCGCGTTATCAGCAGGCGTTGCCGAACAATTCTGGAAAGCACCAGACGAGATGATCGCCGGGTAGATCGTCAGGGCCGCAGGGCCGGTCGAAGCACCCGAATCCGCATCGGCAGTCACAACGAACTGCTTGAGGAACGAAAGCGCCGCCTTGGTCACGGGGTTGACGGCATAGACACCGGCAATCGTGAACACGTCGCCAGCCTTGAGAATGCCGGTGGTGGAGTTCGTCCAGCCATCGGTGTTCAGGGTCTGGGTCATCGTGTCCTTGACCGTCGCATAGGTCGAGTTCTGCGAGCCGCCATTGACCAGCGGGGTGCCGGTCGCAACGCCGACGGTGTGCGTGCGCACGTTCTGCGTTTCGAACGTCTCGATACCGCCGATGCGACCCAGCGAGCCATCACGATAGGCGCTGTTAGCAGCCCCCTGGATGTAAAGACCCGTCTGGTTGCCAACGAGGCCCCAATTGTCCGCAGGCGACAGCGACGCATAACGATCCGAGACGGGAACGCTGAGTTCGCTCATGCGCTCCGGAGCCTTCGAAAAGTCAGTGAAGCTGTTGATCGTCTGGCCCGGCGTACCAACCCAGTTCGGAACAGACGAATAAAGCGCCTGAAGATCCGAATCGACCTGGTTGGCAAGCTGGATCATCGCAGGCTTGATAACCCGCTCAGACAGATCGCTGATCGACAGGGTAAGCTCCGACGAGGTGAACACGAAGTCCACGCCCTTCTGCTTGTTGACCGAAATGCTCGTGGTGCCTTCGACAACGTCCTGATTGCTCACCGAAGCGCCATCGCGGACGGTAAAATCGGTGGGACGCTTGATCGAGACAGTTGAGCCGGCCTGATAGCCGTTCATCGCATTGCCGAACTCGGATTCGAGCCCGCGATGGACCTGCTTCGCCATGACAAGGTTATTGTCAAGCTGCATCAATGCCTCTTTGGCAATGACATCAATAGTAAGAACTGAATTAGCCATTTCTTGAAGTCCATTAAAGGAGGGTTAGCGTCATCCCGACGCGGAAACCCGTGTTAGATTTTACCAGCAGCCCTTGCGGCCATGTATTCGGCCATAGTCATTTCTTCCGGGTTCTTGGAAGATTCGGCCACGCCGCCGACCGTAGCAGCGGGCTTCCCAGCCTGTGCCGCTTTGGCCTTTGCCGCCTGACGCTGGCGCTCAACGAACTTCTTGCCGATGTCCGCATAATGCAGAGCCGTGTAGACCGCCGGTTCGTAAATCTCGCTGGCTTCCGATGCCGGAATACCGAGACTGACCGCAAGGTTCACCAACTCTACCCGCCTTTCTTCGGTGAGGTTCGGGACTGACTTCTGCGCCTCTGCTACGGCTGCCTCTCGCAGTCTGGCCGCTTCCTGGCTCTGCGATTGCACGCGCTGTTGCATGTGGCTCTGAAGTGCAAAATTCAACTGATCGCGCTGACGAACGTATTCGTTCAGATCAATCCGAAGGGCGTTAATGTCCTCTTGCGAGAAGCCGCTAACGTCCATGTTCTCAATCTGGGAAATACGGTCATTCAGCGCATGGACCGTGACAGCCGCCTGAAACTCTTCCTGAGTACGATTGACAACCTGTTCTACTTCAGATTGTTTCGCCTCGAAAGCGCGGCGCTGTTCCGCAAGGTCCATCGTCTTGCGTCGGTAATCTGCATCGCGGAGAAGGTATTCCTTCCCGTCCGCTGATACCTTGATCTTCTTGCCGTCAATCTCGACTTCGACAAGTTCCGGTTCAGAATTGGCCTCATCCAGACCCGCGAGCGCGTCCAGATCATCAAGGCTTTCCGTTGGGGCTTCCTCAGTCGGCTTAACGTCCTCGGCTGGGGTTTGAGCTTCCGGGGTGTCGAGGGAAACGATCTCGCTTTCAGGCGAGGGCGTACCTTCGCCAGCCGGATTGGCTGCCGTCTCTATTTCCATGATTCCTCAGGGGTTATTGACCTTGGAAGGCTTCCGGCTCCGCGTATGCGGTTGGCCCATCCATTCCAGCTTCCGCTTCGGGAAGATCGTTAGGTGTCATCATCTGCTGAACAGTCTGAAACACCAATTGCTGTATTTCCTCTGGTCCCATAACCGGAGCCAGTTCCTTCATGCGCTCGGTTTCGGCGCGGTATTCGTCCACCAGCACCTTGCGCATTTCAAGATCGTTTTTGCTTTCGGCTTCCTTCAGCTTCTCGCCCAAGACCTGAATGGCTTCGGACATCTGCTGAATCTGCGTCTGCACTTCAGGCGGAAGGCCCTGCTCATCGTCCTTGACGCCGGGCGGGAGTAGCTTCTCAAGCCTTTCGGCAATCTCGTCAGCGCCGGGCCAGTCGAAGTTCTTAGCCAGCAAGTCACCGATGACCGGAGCCGCGTCAGGATAGGACCGGATAAGCTCGATCATCTGCGCAGCGGCTTCCTCGCGCCGCGACGTGAACGAAGGACCAGCCGTAACAACCAGATCGTACTTGCCGACGCGCAGATCGTGAATGGCAAGCTTGGCGTTGCCTTCCTTGTCCTGCCCGGCTTCGTATTCCTGATTGATCTGCTTTGTCTCTGCCTTACCGTCAGGCCCAAGAACGCGGATAATGCGCTCCGTCGTGTAGACCTTCGGGATAAGGTCGATCATGATCTTGCCAGTGTGGCGAATGGCGCGCGTCAGGTTGTCAATGAAATGAAAGGTGGAGATATCCCCCTCCCGCTGGCGAGCCATAATGGCCTTGCCGCTCGTCTCGTTTGACCGGGCACCCAATGAAGCGTCGTAAATGCCCGTGATAGCCTTGATGTCGTCAGAGGCGTTCATAGCCTCTTGGATCATGCCAGCCGGGACGCCCGCGAACTGCTCACGTGTGGGCTGTGCGGGGCCGTCGAACTCAATGAACGCATGGCTTGCCGTGTTCGCCGTGCGCCACTTCGCTGCATCCGTCTTGAACGCGCCCTTGGGACCGATGAACGGAACACGCGGAGCAAGCGCAACAACCTCGGTCGCAGTCGTGCGCCAATAGTTAAACATCTGCTGCGCGTCTTTTGAGTCACGAATCAACGAGCGGAAATGACGCTTGCCGCCTTCGTTCACCTCATCGCCGTAAACCGGAATGATCGGGATGTACTTGCCCAGCCAATCGTTGCTATCAAGCTCCTCGACACCCGACAGCAGGTATTGCTTGACCTTGTGGCACTTGATCGGGCGCGGCTGCGTAACAGCCTTTACAGCGTCCGGGCCAAGCTCCTTCAGCAGCTTCTCAAACTCATCGACCAGCACGACGGAGAACTCTTCGCCGTTCTCTATGCCGATGGCCTGCTTGATAACCTCAGTGCGTTTCCAGTATTCCGCGACAAGAACCTTGTCCTCGGACTTCCACGGGTCGGTAATATCAGACCACGTTGCGCCGTCGAAGTCCGTAAGCTTCGCGCCCTTGTACTTGCGCTTGTAAGCCTTTTTCGAGACTTCCTCGATAACGAAAGCCGTATTCCAGTCAGAGCTATCGGCTTCGGTAGACCACGGATCGCCATATACCGACTGCGGATTGGCAACCCGCTTGATCACAATGTCCTGCTCGAACAGCGAAGACCCATAGCTGTTAAGGTCGTCCGCTTCACCGGCGTCCATGCTGTAGTCGATATTAACGCGCCAGTAGCCGAAGCCGCCAGCAACCGCATGTTCTACAGCCGTATCATAAGCAACGTCAGCGTTCGACGAAGCTTCGATATTGCGGATCAGCCCGCCGATGACCTTGGCCGTCTCAACGTCCGCATCACTATCAACAGGGTGGATCGACATGCTCGGGCGATTCTGCCGGGCATCGTTCACAACCTGCCGAATGACCGGAGCAAGCTTGTTGATCGTCAGGCAAGGGCGCTTGTCAATGTCGCGCTGCTTCTTGACCTCATCGGGCCATTGCTTGCCCAGGCGGCCAAAACGAATATCCTCCAGGGCCGCGACGTAGTTATCCTTGGCGTGGCTCTGGCACTCTTCGAATAGCTCGCGCGCCTCTTTGAGGATGTCCGTCAATTCATCCATCCTCCAGAAACAACATGCCGGGCTTCGTCATCATCCGGCTCGTCCGGCGCGTCATATGCAACAGCCATCAGCCCAAATGCGTCCGCGCCGTGCGAAGACCAGTCATGCTCAGGCCCCAGCCCGATATTGCGCTGCTCATCGCGGCGCTCGTGATACGCAGACAGGGCTTTCAACCCCGGTCGCGTGGTGTCCTCGTTGAACCAGATGGACGCGAACAGCCTGCGCGCCGCCTCGACCCGCTGCATTGCCGCGCCCTTGCCCTGATTGCGTACAACCTGAACGTCGAAGCCAGCTTCGCGCACATGGTCTTCAAATCTGGTAGCCGTGATGTGGTTGGTGTTCGCCCCGTCATGCGGAAGGACGCACAGGCATCCGTCATACCCCCGTGAACGAAGCCAGTTCAGATGCGAGCCAAGCGGCTGCCCTGACGCCTCGTAGTAATCCAGCACCCTGATCTCGCGGCCAACGAACTGCGCTACCCATATAGCCGTATGGTCCCGCGTGCCGATGTCCCAGAACGCGCGATAGGTCATCAGCGGATCAGCAGCGAGAATACACACCCGCCCGTCCTCGTGAGCCTTGCTCAACTGCTGCGCGTAATAGGCCCCATCAACTGCGGTAACGTATCCACCGCCCCAGACATGCGCTGCCGTTGCCGCGTTCGTGGCGTAGTCATGTTCCATTTCCGCTTTAAGCGGGCTGGCATCAAACCAGGGGTTATCTTTCCACGACACTTCCCGGACGATGCTGTTCGGCGGAGGCCCGGCAGGCCCTCGGAACAGAATATCAATCGGGTCGTGCTCAAACTCTGGATTCCACACCCATATCATGCGCGAGCCGGGCTTGCGCATCGTCGGGCGGATTAGCCTGATCGACCTGGCGGAGAAGCGGTTAGCCTCTTCGCCCCAGAACACATCAGCCCCCTCTAGCGACTTGATCGCGTCTGGATTGCGCCAAACGCCCTTGTAGACGAACTTGGAGCCGTTAAGCCCTCGCGTCTCGTCCTTCAGCGCCTCGAATGCATCGGACAGCCCGTAATCGCTTATCTTGTCCTCGATAAGCTGCTTGACCGAATCCTTGAGACTTTCCTGAATCTCACGTGCGCAGACAATGCGGAGCGGGCGCTCTGCTGCCTGCAATGTGATAGCCCCCGCTACCGAGTGAGACTTGCCCCCTGCGCGACCACCGTAATATGCGTAATCTCGATATTGTGTGTCGAATAGCTCCCGGAACGCCTTCGGGATTTGAATGCTAGACAAACTCGACCTTGACCGAATGCGGGATGGCCTTGCCGTCTGGCCCGCTGTGTTCGTTCTTCATCAACTCGCCGTACCGCTTCGGATCCCACTTAGCCAAAAGCTTCAACCGCGTTTCAACCCGAACCCGGCGCGAAGCTGGCTCGTCTGCCCTATCGTCCGCAATGTCCATGCAGTCATCAGCGATGGCATCAAAACCAATATCGCGCGCGCGGGCGATGCGTTGGTCAAGCACCTCATCAAGCTTTCGCCAGTCATAGACGATTGTTCGATCGATCCCGAGATCGCGGCAGATTTGAGCAAGAGGCTTTCCGCGCGCCAGTCCCGAGATAATCTCTTCGTCTATCTCGGGAGTGCGAACGGTGGTGCCCATGTTACGCGGTTCGGAGGCTGAACTTGTAGTTCGCGCGGGGCGTGATCCATAGGCGCTCACCGGCGGCGACATAGTTCGAATTGGCGACAGCCGTCACAGCACCCTTGAAGCTGTATTCGAAGCGGAAGTCTTCAGACCCGATGATAGTGAGCACGCGCTGCCCCTCTGGCGTTGCGGCGCTGAGTGCGGGCGTTGCGGTGATGGATACGCTCTGCGCTTCTGCTGACGTGCCATCAAGGCCGGGATCGGCAGCCACGGGAATGCCGCCAGTTGCGACTTCCGCCCAATATGAAATTTCGACGGTCATTATTCGTCCTCAACAGACATTGCTTGGAGCATTGTAAACTTGGCCGCGTCCAGTAGGCCGATGGATGCGAACGCGTCGCCAAC